AGATGGAAAAGCAAGTTCAACTTCAAACAGGTTGGGCCTTGCGGCCCCACCAATGAGTCTCCCTTTGAAATCCTCAATAGTCCTGTCTTTAATTTTTGGGGCGTTGTTGTTGGTTGATGCCATTAGTGTTTTCCTCTTCGTGAATTATTTATTGAATAGATCAAGATCAGGCAGTACCGATAACTTCATCGAAGCTTACACCAGTGCGTGTGGCAACGAAGGTCAGACCAATGTAATTGATCGATCTTGCGGGTTTCACGAAGATGTCAGCCTTGAACTGGTTGGCATCAACCACGTCAGGTGTATTGTTGCTCTCGTCGCAAACTACGACGAAATCAGTGATACCTCTCTTAGCCTTAACATCACGAAGGTAAGGTTCAACAATATTGAGGAAGTTAGTTCTGGTTAGAACGTCGTTGAACTCAAACAGTTGAGCTCTTGCAGCTCTCTCGATTGTTGCCTCGATGGTGAGGAACAGACGGCGAACATTGATTCTATCGAATGCAGATGCTTCCTTGAGAGCAGTCTTGTCACCAAAGAGAATCATTCCAGCACCAGCAGAGAACATAACTGGGTTAATTCTCTTAGGATAGAGGATATCTCTTTGTGCCTGTGATGGGTTGTATGCAAGTTTAATTGCATTGTTGATAACACCTCTCTGTGCTCCAGCAGGAGAGAACCATGGGAAGGAGGTGGAAGATGTTCTTGCCATCAGACCAGCAATGTCACCATTCAGAGGAATGTATCTGAAGGTATTGTTGAATCTGTCGAACATATACTTATAACCAGAGTCAAACACTGCGTAAGAACTCGAAGATAGACTATCGAAGAACTTAACGATGTTATCAGTCTGATTGTCACTGTTGGTTAGACCAACAACTCCAGATCTGTATGGGGAGATACATGCGATGCAGTCCTTACGGGTGCTTGCAATCTGAATTAGTTTGTTTGCCTTAGCCTGTGCTTCATAGATGGAAGAACCACCAGAAGGACCATTGATCAAGTAGTTGATGGTGTACTCAGCGGGATTCTCTAGAACCGTATAGGACTCAATGACATCACCGAGAGCAACTTCAAACTTACCAACTCCACCGTAATCATTACCATTTGCAAGAGAAACAACACTAGCACCAAGACCGTTAAATGTAACTCCTTGTGCCTCTTGTCCCCAAGTACCAGTCTCATCTGTCATGTAACCAGCACCACCCATGTTATACTTCAGACCAACACCAGTCTGTGCAGCACCAACAAAGATGTTGTCGGAGAACTGAGCGATGTAGTCCTTATAGTATACAGCGGTAGATGGAGAGATCTTAGCGTCAGAAGCCTTTGAAAGTCCAGTCCACTTCTCAACGATATTACCTGCAGTACCAGTTACTCTACCAGTATCGTCAACAACTAGAAGATGTAGTTCGTCGAATCTGGAACTTCTTTCCTTAGCATACTCAGAAGTTGCAGGTTTTGGTGCAATAGACTTCCAGTAAATTGTGCTGTTGCTTAATCCTAGAGTCTGTTGGTTATACCAGTCAGAAACAGTGTTACCCTGTCTTAGAGACAATCCACTGCCAATACCAGACATAACAATGAAGTCTGTATTACCGAACGCAACTCCTGCAGTTGTGTCCATGATCAGAGCAGTAGAGTCATTTGGATCACCAGCAGTAGTGAATCCAACAACTTGACCCGTATAGGTTCCGTTTAGAGATCTAACTTGGTCACCAATGGATACCTTAGAGGTGTCGAGGTCAGAGCTGAAGTCGATTACGGTAGAACCAACACCAACAGCAGCCTGGAATCTCGTTCTCTCCATTCTGATTTGATCACCATTGCCATCAAACACTCTATAGAGGTTTGCATGGTTTGCACTTTCGGAATATGCGAGACCTGCAACGTGATCTAAAAGTCCTTGATCATATCCTAAGAATGCTCCAGTGCTGGAACCTTCTTCATAATCAACTTCATACCACTTCTGCTCATTCTCAATATACTTAGAAAGAACTTTAACGTCTACGGAACCTTCATGGACATCAGTGATAACACCCTTGAGGTATCCAGTTTGAACACCGACTGTACCATCAGTTAGTGCAATAGAAGTGGAGAATCCAGCAGTGATTGCAAATCCAGGTTGAATTCCTTCTGTACCGATTGCAAGTCTTTGGTCTGCTCTTCCATCAATAACGCAAACTTTCAGATCGTTTGCCCAAGATCCTGGGTTTCTTGCCGCATACAACCAATCACCATCTGTGGTGTGATTGTTGTAGTAATCTTCGGTAGAATTTACTTGTAGGTTTGTAACTGCAAGACCAACAGGTGCATTCGCATTAGAAAGCGACTCGTTGCTAGATCTTACAACTCTCAGTACGCCACCGTAAGAAAGGAAGGACGAAGCTGTCATCCAGTACTCATACTGGTCGTCCGTGCTATAAGGCTTTCCGAAGGTAGCAAGTAGATCCTGTTCTGTCTCAACCAAGATGGGAACGTTAACTGGACCCTTCGCAAAAGGACCAGCAATCGCGCCTACCTGATCAGTGACATCATCAATTCTTCCAATTGTAAGATCAACTTCCCTTACCTTGACGCCTGGTGATACTAAATTTAACGCCATGTTTGTTCCTCTTGAAGAAGTTCATTTTCCCTGTGATTATTTAGAAATTCCTCTTGCTCAAGTGGGGAAACAATGCATGAACGTACTACCAGTCAGGATATTCCCATCTACCAAAGATATTTGTTACCATTTTATCTACGACCTTTTTTCTTGCATCAGCAACTCGTTTTTTTGTGCATTCTTTACACTCATATGAATAGGCAGACAACGTAGTTCTATCTCTTCTTGTTCTATAAAAGTCTGTAAGAAGGTCTTTTGTTTTTCTGCATGACCTACATCTTCTTTCTTGTAAAACTAGATGACCTAAACTAAATTCATCATCCAAGTCCATCACAGATACTCCCACATAAACGAACGATCTCCATACTCATCTACGTTCCATCGATCACCAGCAGAGTCTACAAAACTACTCTCCTCAGTAATACCATCACTTAAGAATCCAAATGGTGCCATATCTTGTTCAATTTGATCTCTCTGATCATCGTAGACTCTTTTTCTGATGTCATCATCAGTCATTTCTTTGAAGTAGTCTTGAACAATCAGCCAAGCAAAAATAACCAGACACATTGCCAAGTCATCGTTACATCCTTCTTCTGCCTCAAATGAATTTGCTTTCTCTACAAAAGTCGTAAGTTCTGCAATAACATCGTAATCACTTATTAGTAGTTTATCACTCTCAATAATTGCTTTGAGATTAAGAGCACCGACTTTTTTAACAGTCTTAGACATCTTAACTCCCAGTTGTACTTTATTTCCAGAGAATCCTTGACCAACAATTTGACCAGCACGTCCACGCATTGATGCCATGAGTAGATTTTCATACTCAAGATCATATTGGATAATACTTGCAACCTGATCACCAATGTCATTTACCTCACAGAGAATAAAAGCATTGTTATATGCTTTTGCAAACTCCATGATGACATTTGGGAACAACATTGGTTTAATTACATTGTTCCTATATTTCGCAACTACTTTATATGGGAATGAAGTTGTGTCAAAAACAATAAAAGCAGAATAGTCTTTTTCTACGCCCCTGGCAACGTCAACTGTTATAACATAAGTATGGTCTTTTTCTGGAGAAGCATATATCTCTCCTCCCTTTTGTCCTTTACCTATTGGTTCATCGTAGACCATCGCTTTGAGTTTAGCTGGAGCGATTAGAGTATCAACCGATCCAAGGAACTCACATTCAAACTCAACTCGGAACTGAGCTTCAGAAGTGTTTTTAATTGTCTGTTCTTTCCACGCCTCATCACGACCAGGAACCTCTGACCAGTGAACGTCCGTAGTTACATATTCATTCCTACCAAGTTCGGCATCATGCCATAACCTGTAGAAGTGATTCATACCCTTGGGGGTGGAAACGATAATAACCTTTGTAGATTTACCAGATGAAATAGTAGGATATACAGAACTGAAGAAGTCGTCTGCAATATGGTTTGGGATGAACGCAAATTCGTCCAAGAAGATGATGTTGAACGACATGCCTCGAACAGCAGATGCGGATGTCGATGCAGCAATGATCTTCGATTTATTTTCTAGTTCAATAGAACCTCTGTTCCAAACTGCAACACCTTGTTGTAACCAGTGAGGTAGTGCCTCATATGCAGTTTGTAATCTGCCTAAGAGTTCCCTTGCAGTTGCTGCTTTGTTTGCTAGGATACCAATGGTAACACTATCGTTAAAAAGAGCGTAATGTAGAAGATAAGATACAACAGTCGTTGACTTACCCGACTGTCGTGGCATTTTGCAGATGTTGAATCTGTTTTCATGGAAATTCTTTACTAACTTTTCTTGGAAAGGATACATCTCGAATGGAACGAGACCCTCATCCAAGTTAATAATCTTGATATAGTTTTCTGTAAAGTATACGGGATCTTCCTTACACTTTAAATACTCTTCAATGTTTTCTTGAGTCCACTCAATATTAACATTGGTTCTTTTTAGATTCGGATTACCAAGATATACATCACTATCTGCAGGCATAATCAGTCTTCAA